AGTAGCTAAATCAATAGTATATGTTCCAGGAACAGTATATTCAAAATCAGTATATTCAAATATTGGTGTACCACCTGTTGTAGATTCTTTACCTCCTAACACTGTAGTAGTAAGAATAGGTTTCATTATTGGGTTTGGTATGGTAGTTTGAAATTCAAAAGATCCAGATCCAGTACCAGACGCAAGATAATAATCACCAGGTTCATTAGCACCACTTGCAAACCCTGCTGTGGGGTCAGCAGTACCACCTGTGCCACCTGCACCACCTGCATAATCAAAAGCATCATATGTTGCAACCGTATTATCACTAAGAGGTCCTCTTAAAAGACCATGCTTGTGTGTTAATACAACACCATCACCAGTTGGATACCATCTACTAACCTTTCCTGTTGATGGTTTATAATCTTGAATATATCTGTCTCCACTTGCACCACCAACCCATTCACCACCACCAGGAGTAGAGGTATACACTATATGACTATGTTGAGGAGGTCCTGAAAGTTTCCTCTCTCTCATTGTTATAGTAACATCTTGACTACCAATAATCGTGCAACCAGTAGTTTCAAGTACTTGATCATATCCACTTGTAGTAATTGTACCTAAAGAAAAATATTCATCCTGTTGATCTTTATCAAGATACCATGCACCACCTGTAGTACCTGTTGCTATGCTAATATTTCCAATATTAGGAGAGTTATTACCATATACAGGACCATTACCGACTACCTTTTTAGCAATTAAATCAGGAACTTTAAATGTTCCCATATATGGATCACCCCAATTTTCAAATGCATTAGCAGTATTAATTGGTTGTAATGTTGCACCACCAGCAACAGTTAAATCAGTCATTCTCAACTGAAATGTAGCACCAGTTCCACCTGCTACGGTCACAGTAGGAACTGAAGTATATCCAGTACCACTATTTGTGACGTTCATATAAAGAATTTTTCCATTTGTATCAACAGCTCCAACTGTTGCTAACATATTAATTCCACCAGCTGGTGCTTGAGTTATTGTGACAATAGAAGATGTTGTATATCCAGATCCACCATTGACTACATCAATTCCATTACTAGATCTTCCACCATATTTTGTACCAATAATTTGATATAGTCCTATGTAATCACTTATATTATATTCTGATCCATCACAATATAAGTATCCTTCATGTGTATATGCTGGATCGTCTCCTGTAGTATAAGCATTACCAAGAGCCTCACTTAAATTTGGATAATTAGAGGAAGTTGCCTTAACAAAAGTATGATCATAAGAATTTTGACCTGCTTTTAAGTTAGATACAATAGAACCAATTGGTGTAGTATCTGTAAGAAGATCTGTTAAATATCCTTTTCTAGAATTTCTATATCCTTGTGTCATAATTAGATCTTAATTAAATATTCCATAACAATAAATGGAGCAGTTGCAGAATCAATAGATCTTGATGCATCAGTTCCTATGGACATTGTTGTATCTAGGTTTTCTGGATTGACAACGATGGCATTTGTTTTTACTTTATATGTATGGTCACCCTTAACCAAATCAATACGATGATTATGTAATGTTGGATCACCATTTGCTGATTGATCTAAATCAACAGTATCAGTTTCTATATTTTGTACATCAGGTATTACTCTATTGTCATTAGTTTGAAAATTTGATTGTAAAGGAAGAACATCATGTAAACTTACACTACCAAAATCAGTTGGTACACCAGGTAATCCACTGGCATATGTAATAGGAACGGTAAAAGTATTTGATGAAGGAGCTCCACTACCATTAAAAACACATCCAAAAATAGGAATTTTTGTCTTATTAGCATAATAAGCAGTATTTTGTCCATCTGGTGATCCTTCTAAAATTCCACCATTTAATGTATAAGTTGCATTATTAAGGCATTGATATGTAAATTCATTACCACCTGGTTGCCAACCACCTATAATACAATTACCCCAATAAATTGTTTGTTGATTTCCAGCACCTTGAGTACTAATTGTAGATCCACAAGGACTAACAGGACACCAACGAACTGTGCGACATTGTTCTTGAGCACTTCCAGGATGTCCACTACTATTTGCAGTAGCGTCCAACCAATCTTGTATAGCAATTGTTGATGCATTTAATCTACCAGCAAATCCTTGCACCTGTGGTTCATTAGTACTGTTCTCATTAGTAGTTAATATTCTTTCTCTAAGAGCACTATGAAAATGAGAATGTGGATGAATAGCATTTTCTTCAACACCTTCTGTATCAGTATAATGAGTAGCACCAGCATATTCCCATGATGGTTTGCCTTTTACTTCAATCTCTTGACTAGGTACATCAATCTGTCCTGAGTATTCTATACTAACGGGAGATCCAATAGCAGATTGTGCTTCAATACCAATACCAGATCTACTAAACTCATTTCCTAAAGCATTATTCAATCTTATATTATTATATACACCTGCGTTAGCACCCGAAGTTGGTTCTGCATATTTAGATCCCATATCAGGAACCATAAATTGAGTGTCTAATAAATTATCAAAATTAGTGCCATCTGCATTTTTTCTGATAAACTTACAATCAGATCCTGTTCCACATATAGCAGCAAGTTGTGGATAATCTTCAGCAAAGTATTTTGTACCATCACATTTTAAATAACCAGCAGGTAAATTATTTACGTTTGCTCCGTCATCTGGAAGACCTGTATAATCAACTGGCCAATTTATAATTTGACCTGTTAAATTACCATACTTAGATCTTTCTTTACTGTATAAAACTGCCATTAGTATGCTTTGATTATGAACGTAATTGTACAACTAGGTTGTGATGTATCACATGAAATATTTAGAGCATTTTCAAGACTATCTGCTTGTAATGAAGATCCATTTGCATTATCAGCAGTATGTGATGGAGGACCTGACATAGATCCAATACCCTGAGATATTTCAAAACTACCATGATTATGTGCTCTAAATGCTTGCTCTAAAGGATCTTTATTTTCCTTACCTTGATTGAGCGACATTGGCCACGCACCATGTCTAAACACCAAAGTCTCTGTACCAGCAACTGTACCTATTTGATCTTTCACAGTGATTGTATATACATCAGTTGCTGAATCATATACTATGTTTTCTATTTGAGTTCCACCAGTAGATGTCCAATAAGTATACTTTTTAGAAGCATCTTTTACAGTAACAAACATCAATGGAGTAATTCTATCATGCTGAGTCCATGTATTTGGTGAAGTACCATAAGTTCTAGCAATGCTAGTTCCAGCTGGCAATGCAATATCTCTTGTACTAGCAGGAAGAGTTACACCAGTAACTTCAAAAGCTGCATTTACATGTTCTGGATCATCAGCCATGGCATCAGCAGATCTTGGAGAACCATTGTATCCAAAGAAGTTTGGTCTTGATCTTCTTTCCATTGGTCGTGGAAACATACCAACATGTGCTGGTACTTTATGTGTATCTACTGGAGTTGTGGCATTGATAGCACCAGTATTACCTTGACCAAATATGTTTTGAGTATAGGTTGAAGATTCTTGACCAGATCCTCTGGTAGCTCCTCTCCAGTTAGCAGTACCAGCTGGAACATGACTCCAATAATTTTTACCAGATTCATTAACAAATTCAAAAAATCTATCACAACGTGGTAATGTCCATTCATGCTGTTCATCACCAAAATGTGTTAGATTAGTAGCACCATTCTGCCATGATACTGGTTGAGTAGCTGCATTAGCACATGTATTAGGACCATGAGTTGCATTACATATACTTGTTGTTGATGTACCAGACATTGCAACACCTTCGTCTGTTTGAAATAACATAGCTCCAGTAGCATTTGGAGCAACACTTTGAAGTGTATCGCTATGACCGTGTTGAGGAGTGTGATTGATGCCCAACTTACGATTAAGGACGTACACGGTTTCCAAAAAGTCAGGAGCACTCAATGTCATATTGGTAAATTTAAAATACAAATTACCAGCAAGATTCAAAGAAAAATCAATATCAGATGTTGCTTCATATGTTGTTGATATTGGATTTGTCTCACCATAGTCTGCAACTCTATTTCCTAATACAGTTGCAGCATCTGACTGTCCTTGCTGATACTTAGAATTTTGTAAATTTACAGGTTCTAAATCCATTAACACACTATTAGATAATTGTGGTAATCTAAATGTTGCTGCTGTACCAATATAAGGAAACTCATAATGATTATTTTGAGAATCAGTCATATCACCACCATAGGTATCACCTATGACTGACGCTAACAATGGATAATCAGAAGCAGATAATGTATCTCCTTTACATGTAATCCAACCTTTAGGAATATTAGATTCAAGAAATCCAGTTCCTCCATCACCACCCCAAGGCATGATTGTGCCAATCTTGGCAGATCTCATTGTTTTTATTGAATCGTATTTTACCGTCATTGATTATAACTCCATGAGCCACCAACCTCTTAACGAAGCTGGTATTGTTTGTTGTGATGTAGATCCTTCTATATCATATGTACCAACAAAAACTAATCCAAATGCACAGTTACGTGTCTGAATAACTAATTCACCAGAATCCCATGCCACCGTTCTTACTTGACCAGAACCTGCATCAAGTTTAGATCCAGTATTATCACCTTGAATTGATGTAGATACATTATTAATTTTCTTCGCTCTGATAATTAAACTTGTATTGTATGTTAAATTACCACTAAGTTCAGTAAATCTAATCATATCACCTGTTTGTGGATTATCTGGTAGATATAGAACCATATTGCTTCCAGATGTAGCATTGATCAGATAGTTGTTGTTAACCTGTAATGGGTTAGTCTCTTGCTGACCTATACCAGTTGTAGCATCAAATGCAACATATGTGTGTCTTCTACCACCATTTGCTGTCCAATATTTTTCAATACCAAATGAATCAATAGCATTGTTATGATAAATTGTAAAGTCTTTAGGACCAGCAGTTCCACCAGTTCCAGCAGATCCAAGGTTATCTATCTGGAATATTTTATCAGTTGCAGATTCTATAGCAAGAACCTTACCTTTCTGATAATATTGCTCACCTAAGAATATACTACCCTCAAGAGATGTCATCTTAATAGATTCTACACTATTGCAGATTCCATTAGACTGACATGATTCATAGAATATTTTAAGATTACCAAAGAAGTTGGCAGAACCTTTAAGTGTCAAACCATTGGTATTGGTTACTGGATCTTCAATTGATCCATCACCTATGTGACCATCATCGTTTGCAATAGATAGAACTAAAGTTTTACTATCAGAACCATACATTCTAAGGACACCACTGTTGATAGTAAAGTCATCATTAACAGTTGTATGACCACCACCATATAAATCAATTGAAGTTGTAGCA